AGATTCGTGCGCGGGTTCGGATGTCCAGCGTGATGCGCGCCTCGCGCGTGTTCTCATTCGCCAGCGGTTCCAGGCGGTAGTTGCCCACCTCGGCCGTCAGCACCGTGCCGGACACCGTGGGGTCCGTGCGTAGCGTGGCCTCCACCTCGGCCAGCAGCGCCAGCGCGCGTTCGTCGGCGGCCTGCTGATCGGTGCCTTCGCGCATGACACCGATGTGGACGGTGGCGGTGTAGTCCTCAAACTTGCGGGCGGTGCCCAGCGCCCGGTATTCCTGCGATGCGTCCACCAGCCCCAGCAGGATGTGTTCACGCTGGAGCGCGCCGGACGGCATGCCGTAGCCGATCTGCACGCCGGACAGGCCATCACGGGCCGCCAGCAGCGCCACAAGCGCCGCGCGCATCGCGGTAATGGTCGTGGTCGCCACGGCCTAGAACGCGCCCACGGTTCGACGGTACGGGGCCAGCAGCGCCATGCTGGCGGTCGGCAGGGCGAACGATGCGGCGCGAAGCGGTTGCAGGCCGATGTCGCCTTCGATCAGGTCTTGCGTGGCGGCGAACGCATCCAGGCGGCGGTCCATGTTGGCCGTCACGGCCACGATGGCCGCGCGCTTCACGTCCTCGGGGACTGTCTCGAATCCCCAATGCTGCGAATGCACGGTGACTGGCGTGAAGCCGAACCGGCGCGCGTCCTGCCCGGCGTGCAGTTCGGCCACGTCGGTGCTGATCTGGATGCTGGTATAGGTGCCGCCCGTGTTCGTCGTGCCGTATGGCATGGCGACGAAATCCACGCCCTGCTCCAGTTCGGTGCCGCCGTCGGCGTCCTCCACGTTGATGGTGACGCCCAGGCTGCTGGTGTTGTGTACCTCGTATGGATTCAGGTCCAGCACGCGCTGGCCGACGGGGATGCGGAACTTGCGCGTAGCGGTGGCCGACGGTGCCTCGGTCACGAACTCGCGCTGGCAATAGGTGTGGATGGCGCGGCTGATGGCGGTGATGATGACACCGATAAGCGCGTCGCGGCTGGTGTCAGCGGCGGGCAGTTCCAGTTCGGTGCGGACATCCGCCAGCGTGATGAGGTCAATAGCCACCGCGCGCGCGTCCTATCGCTTTTCGATCTTGCGGGCGGTCGGTGCCGGGCGCTTCGTGGCGCGCTGGGCCGGGGCCTTGCCCTCGGCACCGTAGGCCGCCAGTTCGGCGTCCACGGCCTTCACGCGGTCCTTGTCGCCCCGCGCTTCGTACCCCACGCGCTCGCGCAGCAGGGCGGTGATGCGGGCCTGTCGCTGTTCGTTCGTCATGCTGCTGGTGTGTCCTTTCCCGGCGTTGCCGGGGGCTAGCGGGTGCCAGCCCCCGGCGTCAGCCGTTAGCCGTTAGCCCTTAGAACGACGGAGTGACGAGGCCAGTGCCACCGATCTCGGACAGGCTGGCGGGCAGCCTCTCCGATGCCAGAGCGCTGTAGGCGTATGCCTGGAGCCTGACAGTCAGGTTTCCCGACAGCACCTCGGACAGCACGCGGGTCCGCAGCGGCCCCTCCATGAATCGCATGGTGTCGGCGGCGTACACCACGATGGTGTCCTCGTTCGTGCCGGTGCCCAGCGTGGACGGAATGCCCGTGCTGGTGATGACCGGGATGCCCGCGAACGACAGGACCGACCCACCGGCCTGCTCGCCCACGGCCTGGTTGTACGTCCCCACCTGAAACAGGGAGAAGGTGGACGACAGGTTGGCCGCGAGGAAAGCGGCGCGGCGCGGGTGCATGGCGATGTGCGTTGCCTTGTACCGGCCCGACGTACCCACCTCAACCTGCTGGATGGCGTCGTACACCTTCGGGACAGTCTCCGCAGCCGTGGGGCTGGCGTCGGTGTAGGTGACGGTGTTGATGCCCGACACCTGAAGCAGCCCGACGTGCGAGTTAGCGCCGCTGGTGCCGTTGATGACCGCCGACTCCAGCGCGGCATCGTAGGCCGAAACGAGGTCGGCCAGGATGATGGCGTCCATGTTGGTACGCTCAAACATCGCCACGCTGATGTCCTGCTGACCTGCGAACAGGCGCACCGATGCCGTCACCGTGCTGGTGGTGGCGTCAGTCTCCGACACCGTGCCATTGTCGGCCGACGCGGCCACGGACACGCCCGTGTCCAGCTTCGGCATCGAAATGGTCATGCCCGAATCCGGCAGCGGCAGGGTCGGAATGGTGTTGACCACCGCGCGCGCCTGGCGCTGCACCGGAACGTACAAGTCCTCCAGGTAGATCGGCGGGACGAAATCCGCGCCGCCCGTGTCGGACGACGAGGACAGGTCGCGCGCCTCAGTCTCGCGCTTGTGACGGCCCAGCCGGTCCTGCGCGTCCCGCTCGCCCTTGTGGGCGTGGTACAGGTCGCGGAAAAACGAGTGCGGGCGGTCCGGGTGATACACGGACTCCTCGCGGGTCACCTTCACGGACACCTCGCGCACCTCCGCATCCTGCGGCTCGTCGGCGGGGACCATGACCGGCTGCGCTGCACGCGCCTCCGCGATGTCCTCCAGCCGCTTGACGATGTTCTGGCGGCGCTCAACCTCGGCCTCCAGGTCACGCGCGCGGGCCTCGGCGGCCTCCAGGTTCTCGGCGTCAGCCTCGCCCACGGCGGTGACTGCGGCCTCAAACTCGTCCAGCGCGGAATCCACAGCCGCGCGCGCCTCGGTGATCTTGTCACCCATCTAGTTCACATCCTTACGGATTCGTGCGAGCCGGGCAGCCCATCGGGCCGACGCCTCGCGCTTTGCCTTGTTATCCGTGCCCAGGCGCGCGGCCTGCGGCGTCCCGTCCACCGGGTCAGCCGGTGCGGCGGCGGTGGCCCCTGCATCGTGCAGGCGACCGCTGCTAATCGCATTCTCTAGGATACCCGCCCGCGCGGCTAGCGCGGTCGCGGGGTAAGCGGCCATGCCGACGGCCGAAACCTCATAAAGTGCCTGCACGCGCTCCACGGAACGCACCGGCACGCCCCCGCTGTAATCCCACTTTTCGCCCCGCCCCTCGGGCGGCATGGTGAAGGCGAACGACATTTGCGACATGGCCCCCGAACGCAACTTCGCGTCCAGCCGCTGCGCGTCCGGGTCGTCCAGCGCGATGCGCGCCCACACCCGCAGGCCGGTGTCGTCCTCCGCCAGTTCCAGGCTGCCGTTCGACGTGCGGGCCATCACCGTATCCATGTCGTGCCCCAGCACGAATCGGATGTCGTCGCCGGATGCCAGCGCGTCCGCGAACGCGCCGCGCTTGATGACTTCGCGGAACCCGCCCAAATCCTCGGACATGGCATCCCATACGGCCGCGTAACCCACCACCGTGCGGTAGTCGGGGCCAGCGCCGGACTCGCGCCACTCCACCCGACCGGGCGACAGCGCGCGCTCCACGCGGGCGGCGTCCTGCATGTCAGGGGATGGCACCTCGTCGCCGGACGGGGCAACGGTTGCCGGTGCCGCATCATCGGCGGGCATGTCCTCGCCGTCATCCATCACCGGCATGTCGTCGGCCGGGGCGTCCGGGTCGGGCACAATCCACAGGCGGCACAGGCCGTCCGGGTCCACCGACTGCGCCAGGATTTCGCACCCGCCGCCGCCACGGTAGAACGCGCAGCGCGCGCAGGCCAGCCCGTCATCGGTCCACGGGTTCTCGGCGGGCGGGATGTAGTGCGCGCCGTTCGCGCCGGTCCCGCCATCCCACGGCCCGAATGTGTCCGCGATCTTTTCCAGTTTCCCGTACAGCGCCCGCTGCCGGGCGGTCATCCAGGGTGCGCCCTCGTCGCGGGTCGCCATAGCGTCGGTGTCCTTCCCGGCCTCGTCGGCCTGTTGCCTTTCATCCTCGGCCCGGTCCAGTTGCCGGACCTTGCGCGCGGCCCACGTCGCGCCTGGGCTGCCGTCCTTACTGTCCACGCCCCACAGCAGCGCGGCGACGTAGCCGGGTGATTCCTCGCCCGGCTCGGTGTCGGCGGCGGTCCAGTCGTTACGATGACGCGCCCACCATGCGGGCATCCGGCGCACCTTGTCCTCGGACAGCGGCTCGCGGTTTGCCATCTTGCGCGCATCGCGGACGGTCTGCTGCACCAGCCCGTCGCCCGCCTTGCCGTCCTCGTATAGCCGCAGCCCCTTGCGCGCGGCGCGGGCCACGGCATCGGTCGGCGTCAGGTCCACGTCCTCGGGCGCGCGTACCTCGTCGGCGTCGGCGCTGGCCGCTTCATCGGCGGGGAGGTCACCGATAGCCACGGCCTGCGCCAGCGCCTGAGCGACGGCGGCCTCGCGTCCCGCCTCGTCGCCAGGCTCGTAGGTGTAGCACTTGCCCGCCTCGCCCCACTTCACGCCGGGCAGCCCGTCGGACTCGCAATCATTCAGCGGCATCAGCACCGCCCTGCGGCTGGAGGTTCGGGGCACCGCCCACGGGCGTCACCTGCACGGTGTCGCCGTTCTCAATCGGCGGCAGGCTGAACACGCGGCGCGCGTCGTTGATTGACAGCCACCCGGCCTGCCTACCGGCCAACACCGCTTGCGTCTTTGTGGGCGTGTCGGCGCGCAGCAGGTCCGTGGTGTCGAACTCCGGGCGCAGCGGCGTGCCGCCACCGAACAGGTCCGGCAGGCCGTGGGCCACGGCGGCTTCGATGCGGCGCAGGCGCGGGGCCAGGCTGAACGTCAGGAACCGCAGCGACTCCTGCTCGGCCGTGCTGCCGGTCGGGTCGCCCACGCCCAGCATGTGCGGCGGCAGCCGCCAAATGCGCGCCACGTCCTCCACGGACATGCGCGCCTGCTCCACGAAGGCGGCATCGTCCAGGTTCACGGGGATACGCTCGAGGTCCGCGCCCCCGGCCAATACGCCGGGCTTGTGCGAGTTCATCACGCCCCCGCCGTGGGATGCGTTCCACACGCGCAGGATTTCCTGCGCCTGCTGCTGCGTGATGTTGCCCGGCACCTTGATGACCATGCCCGGCGCGGCGTCGTTCTGCCAGTACGCGGATGCGAACCGCTGGAGCGCGACACCGTTCCCGATGGCATTCCGATGCACACCGATGGGCGACAGGCCCATGACATGCCCCGGGGGGGTATAGCCGGGAATGTGCAGGATGTCGTCGGTGGTCAGGTCGCGGACGCCCTGCGGGCCGCCGATGTCAAACCGCTTACGCTTGTCGGCCGGGTCGCGCCGGACCACGATGGCCGACGGGTCCAGCGGCACCAGTTCCACGATGCGGCCACCGCTGCGGATGATCTGGCAGTAGGCGTTGCCCCACGTTTCGATGCTGGCCGCCACCTGCACCATCCACCCGAACGGGTCCAGGTCGGCCGTGGGCGACTCCATCAGCAGCGACCACGCGGGCGTGCCCGTGGCTTTTTCCTCGCCGTTGCGAACGTACAGCGGCAGCGCGCCGATGGTTTCCGACACCAGCCGGATGGCGGCCGACACGGCCGGAAGGGCCTGCGCGGTGTCGTGCGTGACGTTCACGCCGGAATACGAAATGGCCCCTTGCGTCGGCCACGGGATAGCCGACGTGCCGAACTCGCCCGCGCGCACCTCCACGCCGGAACCCCCGCGACCGCGCACGATCATCCGTCCACCACCTGAATGAAGGCCACGCCCTCCACCGGGATCAGCGCGTAGCCCTCCAGTTCGTGCGAACGCTCGGACGATTCGATAAGCGACGCGGCCTCCAGCCGGTAATGCTTATTGCCCACGCGCCCCATGAACACGCCCTCCAGGGACGGGGCATCGCCGCGCATGTGTACGCGCGCCAGGCGCTGCCGTCGCCACGGCCACCAGCGCCACATCAGCGTGCCGCCTTCACTACGCTACCGCCGTCCTCGGGAGTTGCCAGCCGCTCTATCCCTAAAGCCTCGCGCCGCTTGTAATAGTCCCGCGCCGCCTCCCGTCGGTACAGGTCGCGCCACGCTGAACGATGCTCCACCGTGACACCCGGCAACATTACACCATCCTGCGGCGCAACATGCGGCGGCCCCCACAAGTAGGTGTAGGTGCCGTCCTCGCGCACGCCCGCGTAGCAGTAATGCAGGCCGATGACCTGCATGCGGTCCAGGCATCGAAACAGCATCCGCATGGGCGCGGTGGTGCTAGGCGCTAGGTTGGTTTCGCGCGCG